GATATGCACTTTATCATGCTGCTACTAATTCTTCAGAGGCATTCGCAGGCACAAGATCTGGTCTAGATGCAGGATCAATTAAATTATTTGACACAACAAATGCGACAAACTCTGCTTCTGGGACTCTCATCGTTGGTGGCGGTGTTGGTATTGGATTGGATCTCTACGTTGGAGACGATCTCATCGTCACAGACGATGGATCATTTGGTGGAGATGTCAGTATCACTGGCACGCTCGATGTAACATCTGACTTTGCAGTCAACTCTACTAAGTTTACTGTTGCGTCTGCCTCAGGTAACACCGTTGTCCAAGGCACATTACAAGTTGATGGAAACACAACTATTGGTAATGCTTCTGGGGACGCACATGTTGTTACTGGTGGAGTTACATTCAACCAAGCAATTATTTCAACAGACATCACTGCTGATAACATTAAGATCGGTGTTGATGGATCTAGTGAAATCTCTACTACCTCTGGAAATCTAATTCTAGATTCAGATGGTGGCACAGTTAATATTACAGACAATGCTGACGTCGATGGAAACTTAAATGTTGACGGTAATCAGCAACTAGATGGCACACTGACTGTTGATAGCACATCAACCTTTAAAGATCACATTACTGTAGAAGACGGTAAGCGTATTAACTACGGTGATGATAGTGATCTAATGATCTACTATTTCCCTAATACTGATAATGCTTACATCTCAACAGCAGGAACTACTGATCTAACTATCTCTTCTGAAGAGATTGAGTTGATGAATGTAAACCATTCATCATACTTCTTCAAGGCAAATGGCACTTCAACACAGATTTACCATGTAGGTAACAAGAAATTTGAAACAACTTCTGGTGGTGTTACTATCACTGGGTTGTTAACTTCTGATACTCTCGCAGTCAACTCAACTTCTACATTTAGCGGTGCGATTACATCAACAGATATTACTGCTGATAACATTCAGATTGGTGTTAGTGGATCTTCTGAGATTGATACCGCTCTAGGTAACTTAACTCTTGACTCTGCAACTGGTGAGACTATCATTGATGATAACTTGACTGTAAATGGCACAGCAGATATCAATCTGTTGACTACAATTACAGATGGTCTAATTGTCAAGGCAGATAATAAGCAAGTCCAGATCCAGAATGCAGCAGGTCTAGACAAAGTTACTATTGACACTGACAATGGTAATACAGATATTCAAGGCACACTTAATGTTGAGGGTGCTACAACCATTGACGATACTTTCAATGTCACTCAAGCAACTGATCTTGACAGCACTCTAAACGTAGATGGTGCAGCGACATTCCAAGATAACGTTACAATCAACGCTGATAATAAGTCATTCATTATCCAGAATAATTCTGGTGTAGATAAGTTTACAGTAGATACAGATAACGGAAACACAGTAACTCAGGGTAACCTAACTGTTACAGGCACAACAACTCTTGTTGATAACATCACTGCACAGGCAAGATTGGATCTCACTAAGAATGAGAATCCTACATCTCTGACTGCTAATGCACCGTTGATGATTCCTAACGGTGGTATGACTGTTGCAGAGGATGCCTTTATTGGTCAGACTCTAAAACTAGGACCTAACGCTGCTGAGACAATCACTCTCGCAGGTGCTACTGGTAACGCAACTATCGGAGGCACATTGGATGTCACTGGTATCACTACTCTTACTACTCTAAACTTAGGAAGTATCACATCTACTGGTGCTGCAAACATCGGTGGTAGTTTGATTATCAACACCGACAAGTTTACGGTTTCATCTACAACTGGTAACACTGACATTGCAGGCACATTGGATGTTGCAGGTCGTGTAATCATTGATGACACCTTGAATGTTACACAGGGTGTTGACTTTGACAGCACAATGAATGTAGATGGTAATTCCACATTCAATGGCACGATCACTCAGAATAGCACTTCACTCTTCAAAGATGATGTTGTATTGAGAGGGTCTACTAAGACACTTAAGTTGCAAAATGGTAGTGGCACAACTAAGGTTGAGTTGCAATCTACCTCTGGTAATATCACAGCAGGTGGACTTACAACCACTAACTCACTTGACGTTACAACTAACACCACCATCGGTGGCACACTCGGTGTAACGGGACAGATCACGGGTAACATCACAGGTGATCTAACAGGTACTGCTGACAAGTCAAACCTCGCTGATGTAACTGATACTACAACTTCAAATCTTACATACTATCCAACATTCGTATCTACTAATAATGGATACACTGAGATTCGCACAGACTCTACCAACCTTACATATAATCCTGGCACAAACAGACTGACTGTTGCAAACTTCAGATCAACCACTGACTTTGAAGTCCAAGGTAACTTGAATATCACAGGTAACATTACTTACGGTCAGGCACAAGTTGGTAGTATCGCAAACCATGATACTGATGCTCTTGCTGAAGGATCTACAAATCTATACTTCACTAACGAAAGAGTTGACGACAGAGTTAATGATCTGATTGTTGGTGGCACAGGTATTACTGCTACCTACGATGACGCAGGTAATATGTTGACCTTGAGTGCTACTCAAGCAGACATCAATACTGACAACATCACAGAGGGATCCACTAACCTCTTCACCACTGCTGCAAGATCAAGGACACACTTTACCTACGGAACAGGTATTGAGTTGTCTGGTAGTGGTCAGTTGTCAGTTACACAATCTGACATCAATACTGATAATGTTACTGAGGGATCTACAAATCTCTTTATCACTGCTGCTCGCACTAGAGGACATCTAAGTGCTGCAGGTGATCTGTCATATAACAGTAGCACAGGTGAGTTTAGTGTAACTACATTTAAGACTGCTGATGCTCGTGGTGCAGTCAGTGCAAGTGGTGATCTTTCCTACAACTCATCAACTGGTGTATTCTCATATACTCAGTCTGATACTGACGGTGTTAACGAGGGATCTACTAATCTTTACTATACAAATGCTCGTGCAGATGCAAGAGTTAACCTACAGACAGGTGCTAACCTAGACCTTTCTTCTAAGGATACTGGGGATCTTGCTGAAGGATCTAACCTTTACTACACGAATGCAAGAGCAGATACAAGAATTAATTTACAGACAGGTGCAAATCTTGATCTCTCATCTAAGGACACAGGCGATCTTGCTGAAGGATCTAACCTCTACTATACAGACGCGAGGGCAGACGCTCGCGTTGTCGCAGGTATCACTGGAAAACTTGATGCTTCTGCAGTCAGTACATTTGGTGGCACCCTCATTGATGATGCTGACGCTGCTGCAGCAAGGACAACCCTTGGACTTGCAACTGTAGCATCTACAGGTGCATACAGTGATCTATCTGGCACACCTTCTCTTGGTGCTGTTGCCACATCTAATGATTATGATGACCTAAGCAACAAACCTACATTATTCTCTGGTGCATATGCAGACCTAACTGGCAAACCTACATTATTCTCTGGTGATTATGATGACCTAACCAACAAACCTACGTTGGGCACTGCTGCTGCAACTGCAGCGACTGCTTATGCAACTGCTGCACAGGGATCTACAGCAGACGCTAACGATACTGACATAGATGACATCTATACTCAGTTGGTTGCGATTGGTAATGACAATAGCATCTCAACAGTCGCACAACTTAAGACTGCACTACTCGCACTAGCAAGAAGTTAATTAAATGGCACAACCTAATTCTAAAGCTACTCTCAAAGAATATTGTCTCCGTAGACTGGGTAAACCAGTCTTGGAGATTAACGTGTCTGACGAACAGGTTGATGATGCTATTGACTATACCTTACAAAAATTTCAGCAGTATCACTATGATGGTGCCGAGCGTTGTTATCTAAAGCATAAGGTTACACAGGATGTTATAAACAGAAGTGAGACAAATACAACTTCTACCTCTAAGGCAGGAAATGATTCATGGGATGAAGGTAATGGTTATATTGAAATTCCAGATCATATTCTATCTGTAGAAGGTATCTTTTCTTTTACAGATAAGGGCACATCAAACATGTTTGATATTAGATATCAGATGCGTTTGAATGACTTGTATGATTTTACATCTACACAGTTTTATCATTACTATATGATACAACAACACCTTTCTACCATTGACTTTTTGTTAGAAGGTATTAAACCAGTAAGATATACTGCAGTGCAAGATAGATTATATCTAGATTTTGATTGGCCACAAGACGCACAGTTAGATCAGTATATTGTGATCAAGGCATGGAGAGCATTAGATCCTGCAACGTGGACAGAGATATACAATCAGATGTGGGTTAAAGATTATGCTTCCGCTAAGATTAAAAAACAGTGGGGACAGAATCTAACCAAATTCCAAGGAGTGCAGATGCCAGGTGGTGTCACTCTTAACGGTGAAATGATTTACAATGATGCAGTAGAAGAGTTGAAAAACCTAGATGAGCAACTACGCACCACTTGGGAAACTCCACCTCTAGACATGATAGGATAACATGGCTACTAACAGTTACTTCACACAAGGGACTACAGGAGAGCAAGATCTCGTTGGCAACCTTGTTGTCGAGCAGATCAAGATGTTTGGTAAGGATGTGTATTACATTCCTAGGACTCTTGTGAAGAATGATTCTGTTTTTGGTGAGGATACATTAAGTCAGTTTAACGGTGCATTTCTTATAGAAGCATACATTGAAGATGCATCAGGATTCCGTGGTGACGGTGATATGTTTAGTAAATTTGGTGTAAGAATATCTGACCAAGTTACTTTTATTATCTCACGCACAAGATTTACAGAAGCAGTAGACGATAACGCACAATTAATTGTAGAGGGTCGTCCTAATGAAGGTGACTTAATTCATTTCCCTCTAGCAAATAAAACTTTTGAGATCCAATTTGTAGAGCACGAAGTGCCTTTCTACCAGTTGGGTAAGATACACGTTTGGGGATTACGTTGTGAGCTCTTCGAGTACAGCGACGAAGACTTCGACACTGGTGTTGCTGCTGTTGATCAGATAGAAGTAGACTTCTCCAACGCAGTTACTGTCAACTTTGCAGCAGGTGGTAGTGGCGACTTTACAGTTGGTGAGATCGTTGCAGGTGGCACATCTAATGTCACAGCAGAGGTCAAGTCTTGGGATTCAACAACCAGACAACTACAGGTCTTCAACAGATCAGGTATATTTACGATCCCCGAAACTGTTACTGGCCAGACATCAAGTGCTGCTTGGACAACTGCATCCTACAATACAATAAATAATGTGAATAGTGAATTCGATCAGAATTTTGCCTTAGAGACTACTGCTGATGGAGTCATAGACTTCACTGAAAGCAATCCATTCGGTGAATTCGGTAACAAAGGGACTACAATCTAATGTTAGGCACATACTCATATCACGAAATTTTTAAGAAGACAGTTGTCGGTTTCGGCACACTGTTTAATAACATCGAGCTTAGACGCACGTCTGGATCTAAGACTGAGGTCATGAAGGTGCCTCTTGCTTATGGTCCTAAGCAAAAGTTTCTTGCACGTCTCGCACAACTAGGAGATCTGACTACTAAAGATAGGACACAGATTACACTCCCTAGAATATCATTCGAGATACAAGCAATAGCATACGATCCTACAAGAAAATTATCACCTACCTCATACATAAGACATACAACAGGAGATAAAACCAACAAAGGTTTTATGCCAATCCCATATAATGTTAACTTTGAATTGGCAATCCTATCTAAGAATCAAGATGATGCCTTGCAGATTCTTGAGCAAATTCTTCCACACTTCCAACCTAGTTTCAATATCACAATGAATCTAGTTGCTGAGCTGGGAGAAAAAAGAGATTATCCAGTCACACTGTTGAGCGTGGACTATGATGATCAATATGAAGGTGACTATGACACACGTCGCACACTGATATATACGTTACAGTTTGTCGCAAAGACTTACTTGTACGGACCTGTTACTGATAAGACAGGTGAGCTTATCACCAAGACGATTGTTGATTATGCAACCGATAGTAAGGTTACCGCTCCTAGAGAGGTGCGTTACACAGTTACACCTGATCCTGCTGACGCAGATCCAGATGATAACTTCGGATTTAATGAGATTTATAGTGAGTTTACAGATGCAAAATCAAGAAACCCAACCACAGGACAAGACGAGTAAGTTTGATGGAATCTCTGATGCCATGGACATTGAGACAAAAATCATACCTACTGAGAAACCTGATGTAGAAAAGGTAGAGGAGATTGTAACCTCAACTAAAGCACAGCTCAAAAAAGATTATGAATATACTCGTGGAAATCTCTATTCTCTGATTGAGAAAGGACAAGAGGCAGTAGACGGTATCCTTGAGTTAGCACAGGAATCTGACCAACCTCGTGCGTTTGAAGTAGCAGGTCAACTTATCAAACACGTCGGTGATGTTGCTGACAAGTTGGTAGATCTACAAAAGAAAGTTGCAGATATAGAAGCACCCAAGAAGAAGGAAGTGAATACCACAAACAACACTATGTTTGTAGGTAGCACTGCTGACCTGGCAAAGTTTCTAAAGCAGCAACGAGATAAATAGAAAGTATAGGAGAATCTTTTACCCATGTCAGTATTAAATGTAATTGACACCCAAACAGTGACAGGAAGTGGCACCAGCTACGTCGTCGTAAAGTCTGGTGTCTTGAGATGTCTTGCAACATCTGCCTCTTCGATTCAAGTCGATGACGGTCCTGCTATTACTTTGGTTGCCAATGAAGCATTGTTAATTTCATGTGGTAAAGCAAAGAGTGCTAAGATTGCAGCAGCAACAGAAGCTGCAACTATGGTAGTCACTGCCGAGGGATACTCTGGTGGTGGTCGTCACACATTCAGCGTCGGTGATTATATCGAAACTGTGGATGGTGGTGACACAGACGGATTTACTTCTGACTTTGTAACTGCAGCATCTGCAGGAAAGAAAGTCACAGCAGTAACAGCATCCACTATTACTACTAACTATGACTCATCAGCAGCAAGTGCAGACTATGCACTTAGTGCAGCAGATGCCACATCTGGCACTGTGCCACTTATCAAAAGAGCAGTTAAACTCACAGCAGGAAGTGCCAACGTTATCGTTGAGCAAGTCCAGATTGTTGGAGGCTAACTCATGCCCGCCGTCTCCAAAAAACAACAAAGATTCTTCGGGATGGTTAGACAAGCTCAAAAAACGGGTGAAGCAGCCTCACCTGAGGTTGCCGAAGTTGCTGCCACCGCAAAGCGTTCCAGCGTAAAGAAATTTGCGTCTACTAAACACAAGGGTTTACCTGAGAAAAAAATGAAAAAGGAAGACTACAAGTATCCTCTATATGCACCTTACACTAAGGTGGATGAATTTCATGCTAACAAAAAACCTTTAGATGAAGAGGGGTATGATCACTGGCGTGACAAGCAACTAGAGCGTGGCACTTGGAGATCTGCAAGTAGTAACAAACCTAGATCTGGTGGGACTCAACCAAAACCCATGCCAAAAAAAGATGGTAAAGACTCTGCACTTGAAAAAGTAAAAGCAGACATTACAAAAAAATATGGAAAGGGTGCCATTATGGACGTTAGTAAAAAAACTAAGAAAGAAGAAGTAGAGCTAGGTGAAGCAAAGGTAGATCTAAAAACACCTGAGCATAAGAGAGCTACAGTTAGAGACAAAAGATATGGCAACCCACATGGATCTCTTGAATTGGGTGGTGGTATTAGAAAAGATAGAAGAGCAGATCACGAAGCAAAACGTGGTGTAAAAAGTAAAGGCAGACCTAAGAATCCACAGACTGTTGATGAGGCAACACCAAGACAGAGAAGAAGTCCTGGTCTACAACTCAATGGTATGTCATTGATTGAAAAACTTAGAATGTCTCGTAAGGAATACGCTAAGATTCATAAAGACTTTAAGAGTGATGATCCTAAGAAACCTAGGACTACAAAGTATGTGCCAGGTAAGGGCACAGTCTCTATGCCAGTAGAATTGACTGACGAGTTGCATCCTAATATTAAGAAGATTGATGCAATGTCTAAGGCAAAGGTTGCTGCACAATCTGCTGCTAACAAGAAGAGAGATGCAGACAGAGCAAAATCTGCTGCTGACTTCCAAGCACATAAAAAAGCCGAGTTGGCAAAAGGCAAGAAACCTCATGAGGCACTTGACTCTTGGCAGAAAAAGAAGATGAAGAAAGAAGGACGTGAATTTAAACTTGTTGAGGTAACTGCAAAGGAGAGACTCAAGAGAGATGCAGGTGCTATTGCTAAGAAAAAACTAAGGCAGAAAGAGCATAACAAGTATGTAAACTTCCTTGATGTTGATGAATCAAAGATTAGTGAAGCAAAGGTAGATAAAGGTCGTAGTGATTACGGCAAAGCATCTATCAGAAACTACAGGAGAATGGGTCCTGGTCATGGTGATCCTGGCATGTTTGACCCTGAGGGTAAGAGAGGAAAGACTATTGAAAAACGTAGGGAAGAGCACAAAGCACGTCGTGGTGTGAAAGGTGCTAAGGTGCCTGCATATAAGAGAGAAGACGTTGACCTTTCTGAGAAAATCAAGTATGATAGTAAAGGATCTTCTATGGATTACTTCCTAGGTAAAGATCCTAAGAAAACAAAATACTATAAAGATCAAAAGAAAAAAAAGAATGAGGACTGTGGTTGTAAGCATGAGTCATTCTCTGAATTCTTAAATGAAGGTAACCGCACAGGTCGTATGCTTCAAAAGTCAAAGACCCAAGTCACTGGTCATATCAGTGCTGACAGGGGTGATGACGAAAAAAAGAATCGAGCCAAGCGTAAAGGCTTGGAGAAAGATCTCAAGAAGCATGGGATCGGACACAAAAAAGGTGTAGGTGAATACAAGTATGACAGTGGAGAAACTGGACGCGAAGTGTCCTATCAGACCTCAAAACCTGATAAGATGTCTAAACGTCGTTTTGGTAAAGTCATGCGACGTCTAGGACGTAAGCACGGACAAGAGTCTGTGATTACTAAAGACAAAGATAAACCTGCAAAGTTACACACTACCGAGAAAGGAAGCAAGCAAAAGTCTGAGACTATTGGAAAGTCTAAGGCAGGCAAGCACCCAGAAGGGTATGGTGAAACATCTGGCACCAAAGTCAGAAGTGGCAAGTTACCTAAGAAGACTAACAAATCATCCTATCACTATAGCTAATGCCAATTCATAAACAAGATAAAGAAGGTTACGGTATCTGGCAATGCCAGTATTGCAACTTCACTGCACCTAAAGGGCATTGGAGACCTAAGACCTACATTGAGAAACACGAAGAGCATTGTCCTAAAAGACCACAATGAAAAACTTTGCACGATACATAGAGGAAGATTGGCAGAAAAAATCTGGCAAAAACCCTGAGGGAGGACTGAATGAAAAAGGTAGAAAGTCGTATGAGCGTGAAAACCCAGGAAGCGATCTTAAGGCACCTTCAAAAAAAGTTGGAAACCCTCGTAGAAAAAGTTTTTGTGCGAGAATGAGTGGTATGAAAAAGAAGCTGACTTCTAAGAAGACAGCAAATGACCCAGATTCAAGAATTAACAAGTCGTTGCGTGCATGGAATTGCTAACTTATGGATTCATTTCAACGTTTAGAATGTGAAAAGTGTGGAGCAGTATGGTTGAATGGACAACTTAGATGGAGGACAGGCAAGGAAGGAAAAGAAGAAGATTTGGCAGGTTTAGTGTGTAATAATTACGGTGATGACTCATGTATCAACCCTGCTAGAGGGAATACCGAAGGTCAAACGTGGGAATACCGTAGAGGATTTATCGACGGAGTGTTGGCAAACGAGAAGGGTTGGTTAAATAAATAAAAGAAAAACTAAATGAAGTTACTTAACACTGTATTCTTAGGTGTATCGGTAGCAATCCTAGATATGCTCTATAAGGGCAGACATTTTCAGAGGTTTTGGGTGCTTGAAGAGATTGCTCGGGCACCCTATTTTGCTTTTATAAGCGTCTTACATCTGAGAGAATCACTAGGTCTGAGAGGTCAAACTCATATTGATCTTATGAAAGAGCACTTTGCTCAGACATTAAACGAGACAGAGCATCTCGAAGAGATGGAAAAAAGAGAGGGTAATAAGTATTGGATAGATAGATTCTTTGCACGTCACCTAGTATTATTTTACTACTGGGTAAATGTTATCTATTATCTACTAGATCCTATCAATGCATATGATCTATCCGAGAAAATTGAATGGCATGCAGCAGAAACATATTCTAAATACCTAGAAGAGTTTCCACAGGACGAGAAAATTTCTGCTATAATGCAAGATGAAATCCATCATGCTCAGGAATTATCCGCAGCTATTAAACTTATTACATGAAGTCTCAGTTTATCCTATTTGCATGTTTCTTACCACTAGCGTTAATATACATAGTGATGAAATTTGCTGTTTGGATGACTGCCGTAAATAACGAAGCCAATTATGTCAGCAGAGAGCCATTTAGAAAGCGAGGACCCTATGTGGAGAATCCGTATGCAGACGTTGATGAAGAGGAAGAGGAATTTACAGATCGCACAGACTATAGATGATTCCCTTTATCAATACTACACTGTAGAAAGAGGGATGCCTGTGCCACAGTGGAAGTCTAATAAAGACCCACAGTGGTGGGTTGACTATCTTAAATCATTATGCCAGTAGTCCATTCTGTCAATATAATGATCCTCATACTGGTGATATCAGTTACCATTGTTATCGCCTATATATTTAAGTATGCATTTGAGGAGATGGATGATGGGAGCGATGACCCCACCGAGCAGGAAGAGTTGTTACAACTTCCGAGTGATCGAGATCAACAGAGTAGTTGATGGCGACACCATTGATGTCACTATTGATCTAGGGTTTGACCTTTACAAAAAAGAAAGAGTACGTATTGCAGGTGTTGACACTCCTGAGAAAAGGACTCGTGACCTAGAGGAGAAAGCACTTGGAATTGATGCGACGAATTGGCTCAAAGGTAAACTGGAAGGAGCTATTGATGGCGATGACGATCTTGTTATCCGCACTGAGTTGGATGGCGGTGTCGGAAAATACGGACGGTTACTGGGGTGGTGTTACATTGGGGACTCCGAAGTCTCACTCAATGAGCAAATGATTGACGAAGGATACGCTTGGGAGTATGATGGTGGCAAGAAGCAAAAGAATTTTGAAGAGCTTCGTGAAATCCGAAAACAAAATGGCACATTAGTATGACAATTCGTATGAGAGATTCGATAACTGATGCCCTACTGCAACATGCTAAGGGACAGATTATCAAACATAAGATGAATGTAGAAGTTTATCTTAATAACCCAGCTGGTATTGGTGAGCATCCTGATGTGATGGCAGCAATCGAAGAAGAATTAGCAATCATTTCCAAATACCATGAGCAAATTGAAGTAATTTCACGTTATTTCACTCCATGATAGACGACGCCGATCCTATTTCAAATTTAGATGAAGGTGATTGGTATTGTTCCATGAATATGGGAATAGATGAAGTGAGATTAATGTATCAGCATGTATGTTACGCAATAGAAACATGGCCAGGATCTCCTGCTCGTCCTCCTGAGGAGCAAGAATGGTTGTTGATGATGAAGTCTAGACTCTTTGCGATGATGACAGAATATGCATTTACAGAATTATGAGCACACAAGACATCTATCTAGGTAATCCTAACCTCAAGAGGGCAAACGTTGCACAAAACTTTTCCCCTAAGGAAGTAGAAGAGTTTGTCAAGTGTAGTAAAGATCCTGTTTATTTTATTACTAACTACATCAAGATCATCTCTCTTGATGAAGGTCTCGTGCCTTTTGAGTTGTATCCGTTTCAAGCGGATATGGTCAATAAGTTTCACGACAATAGATTTAATATTGCAAAACTACCACGACAGTCAGGTAAGTCAACAGTTGTTACTGCCTATCTGTTGTGGTATTCTATTTTTAACGACAACGTAAACGTAGCAATCCTTGCTAACAAGGCAGCGACTGCTCGTGAGATGTTACAACGTCTCCAACTATCATATGAAAACCTCCCCAAATGGCTCCAACAAGGAGTCGTCAACTGGAACAGAGGCTCTCTGGAACTTGAAAACGGCAGTAAAATCATGGCTGCTTCTACTTC